GCAAAGTTAGAATCAGTATATAATCAAATGCACTCACTTACAGAGTTTACTGATCCTAAGAACTATAAGACTTACGATGAACTAAAGACCAAGTTGGCTCGAGTTCTAGGTGAGGAAATGTCTATGGGTGCACCAACCATGGCACAGGAATCTCAAATGAATGTTCCTGCACCAGCACCCGAGTATCGAGTAGCTGAACCGGTAACTGCCGAAGAAGTTAAGTTGGACGATACCGACGACACAATGTCTTACTTTGCAAAGCTTGCAAACGACGACTAATAAGAAGTACCACCAGTAAATAAAGGACGGCGTGGGTCAGTAGTACTTACGCCTCCTCCTGCATATGTAGTCTGTGACGAGCCTATAGCCATTGTTGTGGGCGCATTCACAACTGATGGCGCACTACCACCCATTGCACCGGGTGACATTGCCGTAACACTTTGCGCAACAGAAGCGCCAGTAGTACGAGGTGGTGTAGACATACCACCACCTGCAGCAGCTGCAGCAAGTCCACCATCCACACCTGAAGAACTAGTAGGTATACTTGTGGGTGCTTCTGCATCAGGTGAACCCACGGCTTTGTTGATTAATTTACCTAGGAAGCCATCGCCAAAAGCTGTAATTTTTTTATCGAAAAGATATTGAGCTATGGCCATACCTATTGACTCACCAGCAAAACCACCTATCAATCCAAATCCTAGACCGCCAGCAACCGCACCAAATGGGCCACCAACTGCTCCTAACATAGTTCCAAGTGCAGCTCCACCTAATCCAGCTAGCCCACTGCCAATAGCACCACCTAACAGACCTATTTTTTCATCTTCAGATGCATCTGAAGATAATATTAATCCAATCTGTGCCGCTGAAAGAATTGCTGCTAAAGGACCGCCTGCTTTTAATACCTTTAAAAATTTAGCAAGCTTACCAGTAGCCGGCACCTTTGGAGTTGAAGCTTTTGCTTTTCCTTTTATTTCTTTCATTAAATCTTTAGCTTTTGGATCTGTACCTTTCACAACAGTGTCTTTACCATCAACACCTACAATGTTTCCAGTTGCTTTGTTTACAGTGCCTGGTGTCAAACCGGTTGCTGCTGCGGTAGTAGCTGTAGTTGCTGCACCAAGACCAGCCATAGAAGTTAGCGCGGTACTGGCAGCTTTAAATGGTGCTTTTAAAGCGCTAAATGCTAGACTTAATGATTTGCCAGGTTTTATTAGTGCAAATAATCCTGCCGCGCTAAGAGCGATATCATCAAGATTTTGAGTGAGTCCTTTAAAATCACCTGTTGCTAATTGTGTTAAACCATCTATTGCATTTCCAAAAGTGTTCGATACACCATCAAGAACTTGTTCTGATGTAGGAAGCTGTACATCAACTAACTCTGTCACAGCATTCTTTAATTTATCGAATGTTGGTGCTAAAGTTTCACCTAATTTTGTAAGTTTATCTTGGTTTTCTTCTGTCAATCCAGCACCGATGATGCCAGCAATTAGGCCTATTCTTTTTCCAAAGAAGGAACCTATGCCACCGGCCACTAAACCTCTTTCAACCGCACTACCTACTTCTTCACTACCAGTTTGGCTTGTAACGTATTCTCCTATTTCATCAGCCATTGTAATAGCTAATAATTTTGGCACAGCGCTTACTGCTGCACCGGGTATACCTGCTAACCTAGGTACTTTACTTAAAACACCTGAAGCGAAACTTTCGCCTCCAGTCCCACCTCCACCCGCGCCGCGTGGTTGAGCAGTAGGTTGGGCAGCATCTTTATCTTCAATATCTGCTTCTAAGTCGTCTAGATTTCTACGTTGAAGTGCCACTAAATCTTCAACTGCATCAATCAATCTACCTTGGCCTACTGTTTGTTCGTCCAAAGTTTTATTGACGGCCTCTAGTTCTATGTTTAGATCTGATAAAGTACGTTCAGCCATTACTTTCCTCGAGCCTGTGCTTCTTCTTTTTCTTTTAATTCGTTAATTAGCATGCTAAGGTATATTTCCCTCTCCCAAGGTATCATATAATCTAGATCGCTAAGTGAATAATGAAAGTTTTGTAATAACTGATAGTTAGTCGTATAAAAGTTTTCTAGATTATCATGGGAGAGGTTAATTAAAAAAAATCCTCAAGCCCCCTCAGCATCCTTTCGTTTTTTGTTTCACAATGTTTACATGCAAATTTTATATTTTTAGACATTGCAGGTAAATTTAAAGCAAATTCACTTATCTTCTCAAACTGTGAAGCAGTCAAAGATTCTAAAAACTGATTTACTTCTTCTTCACTTTCATCTGCTAAGTCAATTCTTTCTTCTTCTGTTTCTACGGCTTCTAAACAACCAACGATAGAAGCCAGTAATAATTCTGACTGTGTCTTACCTTCATCCATAAGAATAGAGTTATTTAAAAAGAATTCATAACTAGGATAACGCATCTTTACTGCAATCTTATCAGTAAGGTCTATACGCATGTTCTGTTCTTTTACATCAACTCCAATCTCATCAAGTTTTATTACTACTTCATTTTCAGTTTGACATTCTTTACATTTAAATAAAAGTGTTGTTGTTTCACCTGCTGATTTTGACCTAATCATTGTAAACATATAGTCTACATCAAATGTAGATAATTTTTTTACATCAATGTTTTCATGTATACAATTTTCAAGTGTATTCAACATAGCCGATAAGATCTGTTTGCGATCTTGCGATTCATATGCAATCAGTAATACTTTTTGTTCTTTGACTAAGAAAGGCCTAAAATTCACTTTTTCTTTTGTCGAAGGTATAACTAATTCATACTGTGGATTCTCATTCAATCGAGGCAGTGCCATAATTTCTCCTTATATAAACGTACCAATAGATCCAATACCGCCCGTAGCTTGGATCCATCCCTGTCCACTTGATACTGATTCCCAGTTAGTGTAAGACATCTGTACAGAGACTTGCACTAACCCGTCCATATCATTACTTAATTCTACTGCATTGATCGTAGTAGGAAATGCATCTTTGAGTCTTACTGTATAAACACTCCCGCCACCAATACCAACGTTAACTCTAATAATTCCAGCATCCGTACCAAGATTTATAATAGGTTTTCTCAATTGGTGTATTTTAACATCTTTTGCGTACTGATTCTTATATCTTGCAATTCCGCTTTCTTCATCTAAAGTATTCCCCCTCCATTCGTCAAAATACTTTCGAGTGCCATAGTCATTGAGTGTGTAAAAAGATAAAGTTACATCATCTACAGCATAACCATACGCAGTTCTTTGTCTTTCCATACCTATAACACGATCATGTGTTAGTATCTGTTTACCAGGAAGTGTAGCACCAGAGCACAATAAATTTAGATCACCACCGCCAGAACCCAGACCGATACCACTCGTTAGTAGAGTAGTCAGCTGACCTAAGAATCCACCTGAACCTTGAAAAGTAGTTGGTAACTCAACTAAAAACTGATTAGTTCGAGCAAAACCAAGTTTAGATGATGCAAGTGATTTAAGTTGATCTACAGTACTCATATTGCTTTCCTTGAATCTGCGTACACAGCACCTTTGTTAGCTTTCTCAAATTGTGCAGTTGGTAAGAACGTAGCTATCTCCCATTCAGGCGCCATAACTCGAGCAAGTCTAGATTTTACGTGCCTAGTAAGATAGTGTTTATAACAAGGTTTAAAAAATCTCATCTTACTAGATGACTGCAAAAGCTTTAGAGTAACTCCGAATCTAGTTGACTCATCGTACTTATTGTTGTTTGTTATTTCTAATAAAGCATCTAAAAATTTTGCTCTTAAAACATTTGGTAGATAATGTAAGTTCAATCCATAAAATCCACCTGGTGCAGGTTTAACTATAATGGCTAAGGGAAACCTGTCATAATATGGTAATGTTTCTTTATGTTTAGGATCATAAAAAAACATATTCATAGAACCAATCAAAGGGTTCTGTCTGTTGACAAGTTTTACCTGTTCATCTTGTAAAAGATCTTGTCTATTAATTCTACGCATAGACTGTGCTTTTTTACGAAACCAATCTTGTGCTTCTTTAGTACGCGGGTTGATGCCAGCACGGAAAGCTTCAAACTCTAACTTTTGAAATAGATTAGACATACAAGTATTTATATCATTTTTTACGCTTTTTGCGGAAAGGCTTCAGTGGTGCCAAAGGTTTTAACTTACCTTTTTGTTCTTTCATAATACCCATACTTTTTAACGTATTCTCTGTCCATATCTGAAAGTCCCACCCTCTGTCCTTAGCATACTTAGTTGCAGCTTCCCACTTATTCATATTCTTAACGTATGTCAACGCTTCTCCAATATACCTTTTAGATTTATCAGGTTTCTTAGGCGGTGTTGTTTCTTTGTCAGGTTTGATTTCAACTAAGATTGTCTTGCCGTCGTTGAATGTAATTTTTAAATCAACGTAATATCTGTGCATCTTCTTATCTATTTCCCAAAGATAGGGCACTATAGTTTCTTCTGAACTCCAATGTTTTACATTAGGATTGTTATCGCACCACATGAAACAAAGCTTTTCCCAGTGTGATCGATATATCACTTTACTGGGATCACCTCTGTACTTACTCACGTTTGGTTTATACTTTCCAGAATATGGCATTTTTCGTTATAAATAGTTTAAGATATTTTTATTTATAGGAGTCAACATGCCTGAACGTAGTATGACAGGAATGGCCAAAGAGACGTCTAGAACTTTTTCCAAAACACCTGTAGGAAGAGCTGCATCACAGTCTAATTTGTCTCAAAGTGAAACAATAAACTTAGCCAGTAAGTTTGTTTCTTTTGGTAATAGAAGTGCTGCTGGTGCTGGGCTTGCTATGATGGGTGGAAAAAGTGAAATACTCACTTATCCTTTAGATGCCACGAGTACTCCTGCACGTATGAGATTCACAGTACATCAAATAGAATCATATCAAGTAGATCCAAAAGCTATAATGGATAAGCTTGACGTGCCATTACTAGGATTTGGTGGAGAAAAAATAAAACAAGAAAATATAAATCCTGATGATCCATCGCCGTTTGCAAAGGGTGGTGAAGATACTCCTATTACAGATTTGACTAAAGAGGATAAAGATACAAAAGTTGTTGGTGGCCAAGGCGGTGCAAGAGGAAACATGCAAGCTACTTTGGAACAACACAAAAAAGAAAAAGAATCTAGATTTATGCAAGATGCAGCAAGTGGGGCAATGTCACAAAGAGCTACAAATCTTAGAACGATGCGAGTACCTGGTGCACCGGTCACACTTTTATATTTCCCGCCTGGATTAGTATATCAAGATGGTGTCAACTATAATCCTGTAGACTTAGGCCCAGCAGGTCAAGCGGCACTAGGTGCTGCAAATGCTGGTGGTTCACTTCTCAATGCAGTTGGCAAATCAGTTACTGAGGGTATAGAGAGCATATTCGGCTTAGTCGCAGGTACATTGACTACTGAAGCTGCACAGGTTGCTGCAGCCCGTGCAACACAATTTGTACCTCGTGAAGGTGTAAGAGCTGCATTGCAAACAGCAACTCAAACTGGCATAAATCCTGGAACAAGAGTCATATTTGATAAACCAAATATACGTAACTTTACATTTCAATTTAAGTTGATTGCAACTTCTGCGGCTGAAGCTGTAGTGGTAGAAAACATCATAAAAGGATTTAGAAGAGAATTGTATCCAGAAACAATTGATATTGGTGGTGGACTACCTATAGGCTTTAAGTTTCCTAATGTATT